GTCCAGCAGCGCGTCGTTCCATGGCCCGCGCATCATCAGCACGTTGCCGACGTTGACCTGCGCTGCGAAGGGCTCGGCCCGGGTGACTTTGTCGCCGGTCTCCGGGCTGGTGTGCACCGGGAAGCCGGCGAGCTGCCGGGCGAGGTACAGTGCCTGCGTCTTGCCGGCCTGGCCAGGGTCCTGCGGGATGGAGATTCGCACGTTCGCACCGTCTCGCGTCGCGGTGTTCAGCAACGCGCGGTCCCGCTCATCGGGGCCGGCGCGCAGCCGCACCATGTCTGCAATCAGGAAGCGTCCGTCCCGGAGCTTGCCCAGCTTTGGACCCGCAGTGTAGTCGCCATCCATCGCGCTTGCCAGATCCCAGCCGCGAACCCACTGCACCGGCTGGGCGGGAATCGCGTCGACGACCTGCAGCTGGTCGGGCTTGAAGATGCCGCCCTCCGGCGGCGCTGGCCGCTGCCTGTACTGCCCGGCGAAGGTGTACGGCGCCGCGGTCTCCATGCGCAGCAGATCCTCGGCGTTGTGCTTCTCGGGCCACAGCGGCGAGCCGTCGTCCTGCCATGCGCTCAGGCAGACGTGCTCCCACTGCTCGCCGTTGCCGCCGTCCAGCAGCCAGCCGGCCAGGTCGCGCTCGTGCAGGCGCTGCATGATCAGGATGATCGGCGTGCGCTGCGGGTCGTTCTTCCGGCTTTCCAGCGTGTTGACGAACCAGTCGATCACCGACTGCCGGATCACGTCGCTGCGCGCCTCGTCGGCCTTGTGCGGGTCGTCGATCAGGATCGCGCCGCCGAAGCTGTCGCGCATCTTGCCGGCGCCGAATCCGGTGATCGTGCCGCCGGCGCCGGCCGCGTACATCACGCCGCCGGCTGTGGTGGTCCAGTGCGCCTTGGCCGTGCCGTCCAGACGCACCGCGGGGAAGATTTCGCGGTAGGCCTCGTGCTGCACCAGGTCGAGAACGCTCGCGCTGTTGCCGGCAGCCAGCGTGCCGCTGTAGCTGGCATGGATGAACTCGGCGTCCGGGCAGTGGCCGAGCGCCCAGGCAATGAAGTTGATGACGGCCAGCTCGGTCTTGCTGTACCGCGGCGGGATGTTGATGATCAGCCGCCGGCACTCGCCGCTGAAGACCCGCATCAGCGCATCGCAGATCGTGCGGTGGTGCGCGGCGCGCTGCCAGTGGAAGCCGCGGCGCTTCAGGAACATCCAGCGGGCGAAGAAGTACAGGTCAGCCCGCGCAAGCTCCGCCGCCACCATCCGCTGCCGCAGTTCGTGGTCGGCGTGCATGGGCTACACCTGGCGGGACATCTCGAGCGCCATTGCACGGAACTCCTCGGGCGTCAGGCTGATGCCGGCCACTGGGATGGGGCCGCCGTTCGGGCCGCCATGCTCCACCTTGTCGACGAACAACTTCAGGTGCTTGCCCAGCAGTTCGTGCCCCTTCAGCGCCGCGCTGTACTCACCTTCGTGCTCGGCCTTGTTGGCAACGCGGGCGATGTCGCGCAGCACCTTCTCGGCCGTCAGCTCGAGCTTCGCGGAGATGCGCGCGGCGCGTTCGGCGATGGCGGCACGCACACCAACATTTCCCAACAGCCGCGGCCCCTGCTGTTCCGCCGTGCGCTCGCTGTACCCTGCCCTGCGCGCCGCAGCGGTCGCGTTCAGGTCGACGAGGTACTCATCGACGAAGCGCTGCTGCTTCGGAGTCATGCGCTCAGCTCCATCTGCCCAGACTCCCGCCGCACGCGCACGCGCCTGGTGCCGGCTCTGCGGGTGAACAGCGACGGCGGCAGCAGCCCGGCCTTTCGCGCGCAGGTCTTGCCCATCGCGCCGGCGGGGTGCGGGGTCGGGCCGGTTTCGACGGCCGGGATGGTGGCCGCGGCGCGGGTTAGGCGGCGGCCGCAGCGGATGCAGCGCATCACGTGCCGACCTTCTCGCTGGTGTTCTTCCACACGAACTCGCCAGATGCGCCAACCGGGAAGTGCGCGCGACAGCCGACGCAGAAGGTGCCGCTGTAGAAGCCGGGCTCGCGCGCATAGGTCTCGGCCAACGCTCGCCCCATCGTCGTGACCGTGCCGCATTTCTCGTGCACGTAGGATTCGCGCACCGGCCGCACGAAGCCCTTGGCGCGTTCCTCGTCCGACAGCACCACGTAGCCCTTCTGCATGCCAGTCGTCGGGTCAATGTCGCGGTGGTCGTGGGTGACGGGCGAGCCGTCGGTCAGAGTGGTCTTGCTCATCGTTGCGCTCCAGTCATAGCGGCCTCGGTGTTGGCGGCTTTCAAAACTTCGGTCAGAGCCTCGGCGTTCTCAGTGACGACGTGCAGGATCAGCGTCCCCGGCGTCATCGGGCCCTTGTTCTCGAAGGCATAGCCAGACTGCTGCAGATGCCGCTCGAAGATCGGCAGCTTCCACGCATCGATGACGATGCCGGCCTTCACGCCGCAGCCCCCATCAGCTGCGCCTGCTGCACCGGCTGGCACTGCTCCCAGACCTCGACGCGCACGCACGGCGTGGCGCTGTAGCGCTTGCGCACCCGCAGGTCGACCACCAGCACGTCGTCGCGCCACAGCACGCCGTTCAGGCCGTCGAAGATGGCCTTGACCACGTTGTCGATGTCCGGCTTCGATGTCGGCAGGATCTCGCTGGCCAGGGCCGAGCGCTGCTTCTTGCCGGACCAGCTCTGCGGCACCGCGCAGTGAATCGTCAGCTCGCAGCCGACCGGGCCCTCGAACAGCGGGGCGCCGGCCATTGCGGCGTGCGCGGCGTGTGCGATCAGGCCCTCGTAGGCGACGGTCTTGGAAGGCGTGAACAGCCTGGCATGCGCGCCGATCTTGCCGACGCGCGGACGGCCCTTGCCTTGGGGTGCGCCGGGGACGTGGAATGAAATCACTTAACCATCTCCCGACTCACCGCAATCGCCGCATGGAACGGCGCGTAGGCCTCCTGGCGCAGCGCCCAGCGCAGGAACGCGGCGTGCCGTTGCGGGTTCACCTTGAACCACGTGGCGATGGATTGCGGGTCGCGCAGGTTGAGGGTCATGCTGCCAGCCTCCCCGCCGTGGCCCGCACCATGGCCAAGTGCACCCGCTTCGCCCGGTGCGTGCGCGCGTAGAGCGCCTTCCGGGCGGGGGCATCGGAGATCGGCTTGCGATGCGCGTCGGCGCCAGGGCCGAAGGCATAGCTCGCGGTGTGCGCGCTGCAGCGCACCTCCCACTCGGCCACGCGCAGCAGGCCGTGCGCGCGCATGATCCTGACGATCCGCCGGCCGTGCTCCAGGGTCCATCCAAGGTCGGCCGCCAGTTGATCGGCTGGCAGCACGCGGTCCTGCAGCGCATCGCGCACGGCGCCGAGGATCACTGCCGACTCGCCGGACTTGCGCTTCACCGGCCGCCAGTGCGGGTGCTCCACATCGCCGCCGGGGCCGAACGACCACACCGGCACGCGCATGCGGCGCGGCGCCGGTTGCACCCACTCGCTGCGGTGGATCAGCCCGGCCTTGAGCATGCTTCCGCAGATCCACAGCATCGTGCGGCGGTAGACGCCGAAGCGCTCGCACAGCTCTGCCGTCGTCGCTGGCCGGCGCACGATGGAGCGCAGCACGCGGCAGTAGCCGTCGAAGCCCAGGCGCATGGTGCGGGCCTTGTCGACGTTCATGCGTCGGCTCCCGCCGGCAGCGCCCCCGCCCGCTTCACCGGCAGCGTGGTGCTGGTGCCATGCACGCGCAGGCAGTGCGCCAGCATGTGCCGCTGCGGCTCGCTGATGCGGCCGTCGCGGGCCTTGACGATGCGCTCGATGTTGTCGATGCAGCGCTGGGCCAGCGGGCCAAGCTGCGCGCCGGGGTCTGGGGTCAGGTTCACGTGGTTGCTCCTTGCCGCGCGCCCATGACGCGGCGGCGGGCTTCTTCGGATGCCTTGCGCTGCTCGGGCGTCAGCTGCTGCGCGGCGAGGTAGCGCTGCGTTTCGTCGGCGGCTTTCGCGCCGGTCTGCGGGTCCGGCACCTTGGCCAGGGCGATGGCTGCGGCGTCGGCGCGGCGAGCCTGAAGCGTTGCCAGCACCCAGGCGAAGCCCCTGCTCTTGCGCACCGCCTCGGACGCCAGGCCCTCGAACTCCGCCTCGGTGGCGCCCTGCGTCAGCAGCGTCAGCAGCCGCGGGTCGCCTGGGTTCACCGCAGACAGGCCGGCGCCGCGCATCGCCCGGCAGACGCGGCCCGCGGCCGTCGGCTGGATTCCGTCTGCCTCGGCCTGAGCGCGCGCCAGCTCTGCGCGCTCCTGGTTTTCAGCAGATGCAGATGCAGATGCAGATGCAGATGCAAATGCAGGGGGGGGATCTTTGTCGGAGCCAAGGGGGGTTTTGAAACCCCCCTCGCCCATCTTCGGCCTACCCCCCTTTGCCGGCGTTACCGCCGCGCGCGCGCCGCTCGCGCAGGTCTTCGTCGCGCACCATGCGCCGGCTGTAGATCGCCCCATCTGACGCCCTGCTGAACACTCCGGCCGCTTCAAGCTCGGCCAGAAGCTCAGCGCATTCCTTCGGCGTGACGCCAACCAGGCGGGCCAGCTGCGCCGGCTGCATCGGGCTGGTGCCGACGCACAGATGGCCGTATGGCTCGCAGTCGTGCATCAGGCAGTTCATCTCGTGCCACAGGCCGCGGGAGGTCAGGGAGCACGATTGCAGCGCCGTGTCGCGGCGCCAGTCGCCCCAGTAGTATTGGGATGCAGGTCGCTTCACGCCGCCGACCTCCACGCCGGCGCGACCATGAACTCGCGCGTTGTCTCGGCCTTGAACTTCACATTCCGCCGGGACACCAGCAGGCCGTTCTCGGCCAGGCCGCGCGTCCACTTCAGCGCCGTCTCGCCCTCGATGCCGATCTCCCGCGCCAGCTGGTACGGCGACAGCCAGCGCGTGCGCAGGGCCTTCATCACCTCGGCTGCGATCTCCGGGCCGGTCATGAGTGCAGCCCCCTATTCCGTTGGTGCGACGTGGCACCGGCATTGCCACCGCGCCGAGTTCCGCCTGCAGCGGATAGCGCTGTCGCTGCGCTGGTGAGAAAGAGCCCGACCCGCATTGCTGCAGGCCGGGCAAGGCTTCCGGCGCGTTGGGGGCGCCCCGCAATAGGTGCGGGCCGATGGAAGCCGGAGGAGACAAGCTGTGCCATCGCTCAGGCCTTCGCGGGCTCGGGGCTCGTTCCGATCATTTCCGGCGGCAAGTGCTTGCGCGCCAGCGCGGCCAGCACGCGGTTCTCGATGTCCTTCGTCAGCTCGGCAGGCCACTGCGAGACCGCCGACGTTGTGACACCGCACGCGGCCGCCGCTGAAGTGACAGTCCCACCGAGGAGATCGATTGCACGCTGCTTGTCCATCGGCCTATGTTAGCAGGCTAATGGGATATTGCAAGCCCGCTAACGAGGTGCGCCTGGACACCCCCTCGATTGGGGGGGGTGCGCAGAAAATCACGTTAGCACGCTTGACACCAGACATTAGCCGGCTAACAATGCCCCACATCGGCCAGCGCACAGGGCGCAGGCAAGGAGATGCAGATGGGGAACCAAGACATCCTCGCGGCCATAGCCGCAGACCCGGCTGCGGTGCGTCGAGCACAGCAGGCATACGACGACCTGTCCGAGCCCGAGCCCGACGAAACCGACGGCCTGATCGACTCCATCCGAATCGCCATTGCGCGGTGCGAAGAAGCGCTCGGCCGGGCTGAGCTGGCGCTGACCCGCCGCGACACCGACGCTGCGCAGGACTTGGTGCGATCGGCGATCAATGAGCTTGAGGAAGTTGCGGCTGTGGAGGCTGGTGTATGAGCAAGATCGACAACGGCGGATCGGCGTTCCCAGTCAACGCCGCGAACCTCGGAAGTACTGGCTCCTACCCGCCAGAACAAGGTATGTCACTGCGCGACTATTTCGCCGCGAAGGCGATGCAAGGCTTTTACCAGCGAGTCGAATCGGGTGGCTTTGTGCGTGTGGCGCAACTGTCCTACGAGCTGGCAGACGCCATGCTGAAAGCGAGGGAGCAATGACCGCCTACATCACCGGCCGCGACGGCATCCCGCGCCGCTTCGCCCTGGCCGCGACAGACCGCGATGCCGCGCATGCCGAGGCGCAGGACATCGGGAAGGCGTTTGGCAAGTTCACCTACATCGTGAGGAAATCGGCATGAGCGAATCAGTCACGTTCTATCCGCCGTTCAAGTGGTGCGAAACAAGCTTCGACATTGGCGAGTCTGGGCCCGCTTTGAGGCGCGAAGGATGCCAGCTCACGCTGGTTGTCAGAACAGGCGCGGCGTGCCTACAGACCTACGCCACGCGCGATGAACTGCGCGCGCTGGGGGAGATGCTGCTGCGGCACGCGAACGCGAATGAAGTGCTGGAGGTGTCGGAATGAACCACACCGAACACACCATGCCGCGCGCTGGGCGCACGGTTGACCGCGAGACGGTTGCGCCTGGCTGGGCGGGGTTTCACTACCGCGGGCCTTCGGTCTGGGAGCGCGTCTGCGGTGTTGCGCAGCAGCTCGGCGTGTACGCACTGTTTGCCCTGATCGGGGCAATGCTGGCCTGGAGGGGCTGACATCGTGGGCGAGATCGCAGAAATGATGCTCGACGGCACGCTGTGCGAGGGCTGCGGCGTGTACCTGCCGGGTGAAGCGCTCGGCAGCCCGCGCCGCTGTCGTGACTGCAAGCGCGACGCCGGCAAGCCACCGCCAGACAGCAGGGTCGCTTGCAAGACGTGCGGCCGGCGCGTGAAGTTCATCGGCTTGCGCGACCACATGCGCGATGCGCACCAAACGGGGAGCTGACATGGCAACTATCTCCATGACCAACCTGAACGACTCGCCCACCGAGCCCGGGCCGTTGACCGCCGCTGAGCTGCGGCCATGGCAGCCCGTCGGCGCCTTCGATGACGACGACCGCGCCGAGGATCTGGCGCAGACCGAGTACGAACGCGAAGACCCGCTCGGCTGCTTCGTGGGCATGCGCAGCGGGCTGCTGCTGATGGCGGCAACAGCGCTGTGCGTGGCCGCGGTCTTGGCCCTGCTCCCATGAGTAGCGACCTGCTGATCGCGCTGATCCCGGCCGGCGCGG